CCCACCTAGTCGCCTTGGTATTATGTGGTCAACGTGTAACTTTCCGTTATCTTGTCCGCATTGTTGACAGCAATAACCGTCGCGCTTCAGTATTCGCTTTCTGATCTTTGCCCATTGACTCGACGTTCCATTATCAACAGCTGACTTCATTAGTGCCACCCCTTGTCTTTGAAGTGTTGCCATGCTAGGCAGAAGTCCCCGGAATACCTATGAGCGATATACCGGATACCCCAATCTATTTGAGTATATCCGTCTAAGTTCTTTAGTTTCTTGTTACGCAGCTGAGGTATGCCGTAATGACTACCGTTAACGGCTCGACTATCGAACCTAGACTCTTTCATATATAAGTTATATGCGCATTGGTATTGGCTATCTTTAACTACTCGACTATGTAAGTAAAGCTTGTAGTTATCTTTAGAGCTTATAGAACTAGCCCATGTTGGACTCGGTATAGCCACCGCTAAACATAGTACGCCCGATAGTAGGACTCGCCGCGAGCTCGCCCCCTGTGGGGCTCTCGTCGAGAGAGTTGATCGTACCGAGTGAGTCAAATAGGTTGCAAGCATGAGCGTATTCTTGGGCGATTCCCACAGGGTGTGGATAACTTTCTGTAATTGTGGATAACTATTCATCGCACTCATGGGCTTCGTCATAGTTAAACGAACAGTAATAGCAGCCCATATTCTCGCCGCATTTGCGACAATTATAGATGAATTGGATTTCGTTACAGCAGCCCATGACTTGGCTTCGCATGCTGATCCGGTAATACTGATTAGCAAATGGCATTAGTCCTCATCTCTGATCGCTGCCACAATTCGCTGAACTAAAGTGCCCTCAGCTACGTTTCCGCAGCGTTCGCATATGTGCAACGGTAGAAACTCGGCTTCGACTTGACGTGCGATTAGCTCTCTAAGTTCGGCTAATACCGTTCTCATACTTGGATTACTCATTTCTTATCCTTTCCCCAACCAGTCCCGCGAAAGATAACCGCTGGAGCTGAGAACACTCGATTCATTGGGTAGCTGCAACATAACGGCGATAGGTCGCTATTGCTTGGTATGGAGTGGCTCATTTCAAGCTCGCCGCCGCATTGGTCGCACCGGTAAAGGTAACTAGGCATTATCGCTACCCACTAAGCAAACTCCCATAGTTCCGCAAACCGTACACTCAAGCGTTTTAACGCCGGGCGGTAATAAGTCAGTAACTATTCGTTCTACCTGTAGCGTTTCGCGCTTACAGCGCCGACACTCAAATTTCAATTTGTCCATAATTAGACTCCTTTAGATTCTCCATCGAATTTAGATTGTGCTGACTAACCCACCAGGATTCTGTTTTATCATGCTTAAACCTAGATGTTTTAGCTGCTCTAATTGGTATCCAGCCCTTAACGTAATAAGTCGGTGATTCTCCTACGACCAATACGGCTAGATCCTCGGTGCGATCTCTAGGCTGTAGGATCAAGTGACCATCTAGCCATCGAGTATGCTTGATCTCGATTCGATTGCCGATGTCTGCTCGAATTTTGAACTTGTCGAGCTCGATCTTAAAGTCCTTGATTCCAAAGAACTTAGCAGCTGCTATCTCAGCCCCAAACGCCTCAGCTGTACGCTTTATCGAGTCATGTATGTTGCCGCGCATGGCTTGGTCATGGAAGTAAAAATTTTCCTCGCCACGAAATTCACAGGTAAACGCGGCGGCTGCCGCTTGAACTTCCTCGTCGCGTGTAAGCGTGATTTTGTTTATTCCCATGTCGCACACGTCCGGTTATTGTCCGGGCAAACCCAGCCCTTATAAGGCTTGCCAGTTTTACCGACTCCCTCTTTACGAATCATTACGCCATGAGCGCAGGATCGCCCGGTCAAGATTCCACCAATTTCGGCAACAGCTTTAGTCATGTCCCAAGGATCATAAGAGCCGTTAGGTAAAGCTTCGCTAGGTGCTGCTGGCGTAGCGACTGGGCGTTCGACGCGCTTCATTTCCTCGAACGACGGGCGATTCTGATTCTCGCTAAATTTGCTCAGTCCGCCAGTATGTAAGGCTCGACCTATTGCTGAGGTTGATCCGTTTTCTAGTGGGAAGCGATTAGCGTTTGATCTGATTTCCTCGGCAAAATCTGTCGCGAAAGGTAACTGGTCGGTTACCTCTTTGTAAATGTCAGTCTGGATTATGTAGCGAGTCCCGTCCTGAAATACGATCTTAACGTCTATTCGACCATTTGGATATTTAGCCCAAAATTTTTCTATGCGCTCAGCTACGGACTCGTAGCCCTCTAGTGGAATAGCCATTAGTAGCTTCTCAATCGCTCAGTAGCGGCACGAAGTCCAGCGGCTCGACCGCGGTTAAACCCGTCCTTAACGCCCTCTTTGTAACCGATAGTCCAGCCGACTAGAAACCAGCCGACACTACAAGCGACGACTACCGCCGCTAATTCCAATATAGTAAACATGTTAGCTCCCGATTCTGGGAACGACTTATTCGCTCCCTAGTTATAGGGTGAACTAAATGTCTGACAATTTCAAGCCTTACGCTTATTTAACGGCGTGTCGAATTGCTAATTATCAAGCTATAAATTTCGTCAACGCGCTTTTCCAGCCGCGAAATTTGATCCTTTACGCTGGCTCCAGAATTAGGCTTAAGCTCGCTTAGGTAATACTTCACTAAGTGTCTAACTCCTGTAAGAAATGCAACTAAGAGCGTGACCGTAGCCACGCCCATAGCCGCCCAATCGTTTGCGTTCACTTAGCCTTTGCCCCGAACGAAACGTCTTTGGGATTCGAGTAACGCATTAGAACCGGCACGATCCCAGCAAATAAGCCCCACGCCAATTTTTTGGGATCAGTTTCGCCAGTCATATAGACCGCCAGCATGCCCGCAATAGCTGAGCGACCGTAACTAGCAGCGATAGCCTTTAGCTCTTTCATTACTTTTCTCCTAACCCTAGAGCATTGATTAACTCTAAGACTTTTTTTGGGCTCACGTTAATTTCAAAGTGCATTTCGTCCGGACGATTTTTATAATCGCCGCCCCAGAATAAGCCGTACTTTTTAGCAAGTGCGCGAATCATTGGAACTTTCTCAGCTGGAAACGTGCCGATCTTTCCGAGAACATGTTTAGTCGCGTTAAGGTCGATTGCTGTTGCGGACGCGTGATTGCTTAAACGATCAGTCGATCCGCGAACGTTTCTAAATGCGTAACCCCAGTCGTCCAGCTGTCCACCGTCTAGCGGCTCGATCAGTTCGTTAAACTCTTTGCAGAATCCCACGATCAAAGGTGCGACAGCTTCAGCGCAGCGAATCTTTAACGAAGTACCGGGTATCGCGTAAGACTTGACATGGATCGACTCAGGTTTAGCCGAAGCTTCCCAGCCGTTATAGCTGGTTAATTTCATGACAGCAATAACGCCGCTTCGTCGGCTGTAATTCCGAGTTTACTTAGTAGCGCTTCTTTAGCCGTTAACTTAGCTTCTCGCTCCGCGGCTATTGCTTCATCTAAAGCGACTTGTTTTTTCAACGCGTCAAGCTCGCTTTTGTTCATATCGCGCTCGTCAATTTCGCCAGTTTCGACGTTATGAATTTTAATTGTTGTCATTAGTTTACTCCATAAAGTATGTAAGTTCCGCCTGAAAAAGTACCCGCTGAAAGTGTTAAAGTGATCGTAGTGATTGCAGAGGTAGTATTTGCCACGCCATAAGTGTTAACCAATTCGCGACCGCCACCGCTGTTTTTCTTATATGCAAAATTAACGTTAATAAGTTTATTCGCTGTCGTATTTGTATAATCTGGAAAGTCGCAAACGAACATTGAATCGGTACTGGTAGTCGCTGGCGAATTATAAGATGTATTTACGTTCGCAGCTCCTAACGAAGTTTCATACTGAATTGTAGTTCCCGAAGTTGCTCCAGTTAAAATCTGAATCCAGTCGTAGCTTGTAACTGAGTTAACGGTTATCTTAAAAGTTGACGCGCTTGATTGGTAAAAGTTGCGTAACACTAACCTTAAATCTTTGTACGATCCAGAGATCGAACCTAAAACAAGGCTTCCGGTACTTAATGAACCTGAAGCGATTGACGTCATGCTGCCGCTTGGAGCTGTTGCCCATGAGGGAGCTGTACCCCCGCCGTTCACTGTTAAAACTTGTCCAGCTGTACCAATTCCTAAACGTGTAACGGCAGCTGATCCAGTTGCGTAAATTACGTCGCCAGCGGTTGTCACCGTTGATTTTGGAACGGCGGCAGCTGCTAGATCGTAAGCTGATTTAGTAGCTGTTGGAGTTGAAGCTAAAACGCTCGATGTTGTTGAAGTTGAGTCACTAAGTTGAACAACGCCTGACGCGCTTGTCGAAGCCGCACTTACGCCAATAGTTACAGCGCCAGAAGTGCCGCCACCGGTGATCGGTGCGGTTACGTTTACGGCTGTAATATCGCCTACGTCGTTAGTGATCCATGTGAAATCCATGTCTGTATTCGTAGCCTTAGACAGGATTTGACCAGTCGTTCCGCCCTTGAGATCAGCCATCGACGTATCCACCGCCTGACCAAAAACCTCAAAATCAGCTGGTAAATCAGTTACTAAGTCCGTCGGTGTTGGCATTTGCCAGCCGAAGTTACTCGTTGGGTTTGTCATGTTTTCTCCTTATGCCACTACTAACGCGGTTTCCCACGTTAGCGATCCGGTTATAGTATTCCACGATTCTGCCGCTGAAACCTGTTCCCACTTCAAAGCTTGAAGCGAATAACTAATCGGCGAAAGATTTAAAGTTACAGCGATTTCATTATAGGCAGCCTTAAACGACCAGCCCTCGACGAATCCTAGAAACGTTCCCGCTGCCATGTTTGGCGGTAAATCGCTAATTCGAAGCGGTAAGCCCATAAATACTTTTATCAGCGAATCGCGATCCGCGTCGTCTAACTCTGGATTTGTGAGCTGGTAAGTGATCGACTGAAAGTTCGCTTGAGGCGTAGCTCTTAGGGTCAAGTAAAAATCGGCTTGATCTTGGGCGTCCACCGCTTTGTCGATTGTCGTATTTATGACCTGAGCTAAACGACCGTAAAGATCGATCGAGCCAATATCCTCGGCGCTTACTTCACTAGACCCGTTAGCCTTGTATTTTAAGGTTATGTCGTTACGAACGTCGCCCGCTCGAGTTTCGATCTTAAGCCCGTTAAATAGTGCGTGATTAGCCGTTACGTCTGTGTAACCGTTTGTGGCTAAATAGATCGATCTATGAGTCGAATCGGCATAGCTGATAAGTCCGCTGCCGTCCTCGTAAATGTACCCCAGACCAGACGTCGCAAGCCCTGAAACCAGCGAATAAACGTCTGTGCGATCAGCTGATCGAGCTGAAAGCTCATAATTGCCCGGACGATCGATCTCGCCTAATCCTACGTTTTGAGCATTTGCCCATGTTTCCGTTGGGTCGTAATTTTGCCATTGTAAAGCTCCGGGAACTTCGCCCCAGTTATTTAAAAGTAAATCTTGGAGAATATGCCAAATCTGATCGCCATCATGAGCTTTCGCTAGTGTGCCATCGGTAAGTGCTTTAGGTAAGCGGCTCAGAGCTCCGAGTGCGGTTATCTTTAGCACTTGATTTATTCCTACGCTGCCAGCTGTAACGATCTCGATTCCAAAATCGACGACGGTTCCGCCAAATATCGGAACGTAAACGTTAGTTGAATCTTTCAGCTCGATCGAAACTGAATCGTTTATGTTTATGTTTACGATCGCCTGAGTTAGGTTTAGCAGCTCTAAATTACAATAGCCCGCTTGCGCTTGCTGATAAATGTTATTTCGACCGCTAGTGATAGTTAGATTCGACAGCGTGTAAGTCGTGTATTCGACGCCCTGAATCTTTACGCGCCAAACTGCGTTAAATACTGTCATTAGAACGCCAGCGCATTAGCGCCATTTGTGCCGCGGTAAAAACTATTATTTAAAACGTCAACGATTCGTCGAGCTGTGCCTTCCTGGTCGATTGCGCCGCTAACGTTGATATAGATATTTCCGCCACCGTTGCCTAGTTTGTTATTTGGTATAACGCGTCCATTACTTGACGGGACAAATAACTCTGGTCCTCGTTCGCCCACAATGTAAGGATTATTCGCGTTAGCTAAACCGCCAGTTGCGAGCATTGGAATTTCTTGTAAATCTTTCGATCCGGGCTTTAGATTGTTCACGATGTTATAGCCCTTGATAAGTAAGTTAACGACCTTGATCGCGGCATTAATGCCAGCGACTACGCCCTGAATTGCTTTGCTAACGCCGCTAATAATTAGCGCAACGCCTGAAAATGCCAGTTTAAAAGTCGTACCCATGAACGTGGCAAAGGGTTTAGCAATAACTAAAAACGCGGTTATGCCAGCACCTAACAGCTTAAAGAATCCTGTGTTATCAGATACAGCGTCGCCGATTGCGCTAAATATGTTTTTAACGCCTTGAATTACTGGCGTCAAAGTAGCTTTGAATATCGGGACGACGTATTTATTAACATAATCATATAGCGCTGTTAAACCCGGGATAAACGTGTCTTTAAAAAATGTTCCTAGAGTTTCGAATACTGGCTGTAAGTCCTCGCCAATATCTGTTGCTAAAGTGCTAAGTGTTGGAATTACTTTATCGACGAATATCGTAACGAGTGGAGTAATTGCGTCGAGCACGAACGCTCCGACGGTTTCTTTACCCTCGTCAAATGCGATCTTTAGTCGATCGATCTTTCCGGCAAAAGTATCAGCGGCGGCGTTAGCTGATCCTTCATAGGTTGCGGTGACGGCTGCGATTGCTTCATCGAAAGACATAGTTTTAAGTTCGGCAGCTGTTAAACCGATGTCTAATTTGGCTAGTGCCGCGGTGTTTCCGTCGTAAGCCTTAGCGATCAGATTTGACGTGGTTTCCAGCGATTTTCCCGATCCGACAGACGCGTCAAGTGCGACATTTTGAAGTTTCATCGCAGCTTCGACGTCGCCCGTACTCTTGACCAAACGAGCAAAGGACGGACGAAGCTCGTCGTCCGACACGCCTACCGCGAGAGCTGTTTGGGTTATATAGGACTCGACCGACGCAATAGTCGCGTCCGTAGCGGTCGTAACGTTTTGAATTGCTGTCGCAAGTTTCACCTGAGCGGCTTCGTCCTCGACCGCAGCTTTCACGCCGTCGATTAAAAGTTTTCCGGCATAAGCCGCAGCCGCAGCGCCAGCAACGGCAAACGCAGCGCCAGCCTTAACGCCGAAATCGCCTAGCTTTGTACCAAATGAGTCTGTTTCGGTTCCCGCGTCTGTTAAACCTTTTTTAAGATTATCGACGTCCGCAAGTATCGAGAGCTTAAGCGTTCTTGATCCCTCAGCCATTAGTCGAACCTCTTAACTATTGTAGTAAAAGCCTTTTCCCACTCAGCAATAAGATAGCTTTGCTCAGCTCGAAGTGTTGGATAAATAAAATAACCTGTTGACCCTCGCCCGGTTGATCCTGACCAAATTGGGAATTGCTTAAATTTGTTTGATCCAAATTCTGAGCCGCCCCATAAATCTTTGGTTGTAGCGCCACCGCTAAATTTTTGTCCAGCGAAACCAAATGAAATCTCGCCAATTTTAGATGACTTACTTACTTTAGAGCCCTCAGCAATTCGACTAGCTACTGGAGACGAATTAAGTGACCCAGCGGCGGACGTGATTTTGCCTTTTAGATAATCAGCTAACGCGCTGGATTGCTCTTTAGCTTGAGCGACGGCTTCATCGTCCATGGCTTTAAACGCTCCAGTAATGGCACGAAGTTCGGCTTTGTCGTACTGGACGACTTCCTTACTTTCAGCCATTTCGCTTCTCCAATACTTCTAGCGCTGTCAATATGTCCGCCGCGTCAACCCACTCACTCATCGGAATCCCTGTCGCGATCGACAGTTCTACGATTAAGTAGCTTAGGCTTCCTCGGCTGTAGCTTTTGGGACTTCGGTTTCTCCGACCGTAATATCGACCACCGTTTCGCACCAAATTTCATAAGGTTTAACGGGCTTACCCGCTGCCTCACGTCTTAAAGCGTTCCACGCTAGGAACATTAGATCGGAAATTCCGATTTTTTCCTGAGCCTGTTGAATTGTATAACCTGTCTTTTGCTCCCACTTAGCGAACTCTGGCGGTTGCGCTGTCGTGGTTACTGTTTTGCCGTCGTTCGTTTCGATATGTATTTGTAGTTTCATGCTCCCGATTTCTTTTCTTTAGAGTGTTGGTGTGGTTACGCAAGTAAAGCTGAGTGAAACTGTTTGCGCGTCTGGAGCTGTTCCGCCGGCGCTTGGGAAAATTGGCTGTACGTCAAAGTTAAATACTGATCCGCTCGCAGCTGTGAAAACGACCGCTAGTGGTGTATTTGGTGCGCTGTCAGCCGCGTTCCATAGTGAATTGCAAAGTGACCCGCCAGCTGTCCAGTCGGCAAGCATTTCGACGTCGAAAGTTCCCTGTGTATCAGTAGTGAAATAAGCCTTACCGTCTAGTGTCTGGTAAGTGTTGATCGTTGACTCGATTGTAAGAGTCGCAGCTGTTGCTTGAGCGTCATAAGTATCACCGTCAATAGTGAAAGTAATATCGCGCCCTGTAACGATTGTAGTTGGCATTTTTTCTCCTAGTTTTCTTGCTTGTAGTAAGTGGAAACGTCAATATCCGAAATAAGAAAATTACTCGAACCTAACGTGTTAATCGACGGACGCGATACGTCGCCGACAATATATCCCGACGGAATAGCCGCGAGAATCTGTATGACTAGCTTCTCGAGATTATCGAGAGCGCCCGCGTTATTGTTATAGGCAACGGCGGCTGAGATTGTAAAGTTAACTTTTAATTGAATTGAGCTGCTAATCAAAGTCGTTTCGAGATACGGTGTTCCCGGAATAATTATCGCCGCTGGAGCAATTAAAGCTTCTGGAACTGACTCGTAAACCGACGCAGCTACGCCAGCGAGAGCGGTCGCGAGCGGTGCGCGGACATTAGCCTGAATAGACGTTGGCATTTATTGACCCATAGTTTCAACGTCAATAAACGGAGCTAATAAACCGATTACGCGATTCTGTAATGATCGACCGAGCACGAACGGCGACGGTTGGAAATCGACCTGAGCCGAAGTATTGCCCGGAGCGGTGATCGACTGGAAAACTTCGACTGATACCACTAACAGCGCGGACTTTACAGGCGCTACGGCTGAATATAAGTCCTCAGCTGTTGAGCCATTGAGTACGGCTAAACCAGCTGGAATTTTAGGTGTAAAAATTTGATCCGGTGCAGCTGTTGCGGTCGTAAAAATGTACGGCGCGATTTGGTGATCGTTGACCGTAACGGTTAGATCGAACGCAGCTCCGCAGCCTGAGATAACTACAGCTTGACCCGGTACGAAATAGTTAATCCGCTGAGTCGTGTAAAACGCCATGTTGTCTTTGACTTCGATCCCTGTAATTGCTGATTGATAACCAGTAAGTAACGGAAGGATCGCACCCTCAGCGCTGGCGATCATAAGATCGAGATACGCGTCAGGGTAAAGAGAATCGCTAACGCCTAAAACGGCGCGAAGTTCGTCCGCGGTAATAATTGGCATTAGCGATCCTCTCTCTATTCTGCTCGGTCGCCTCGGGAGCGAAACGACCGATGATTATTTCTTATTTATCTCAGGTTTGGTTCCAGCAAGCGCCGAAAGGAATCTTTGGAGCGATTGCGGCGTAACCATAATAAAGAATATCAATGGTTCCGTCTGAGTTTACGTTAGTACGCAGCTCGAAACGTGGGGACTCATACCATGTCCACGCGTCAGGGTTGATTACTACCATTGAGTTATCGCCTGTTGATGTGGTTGCTCCAGCGTTTCCGATTGAACGTGAAACGAATAGATTTAGACCCGGTGAAACTACGCCGCGAAGTGAATCGCCGCGAACATTTCCAGCCGCGTTTGACGGTTGCGCTGCATTGTAAAGAGGTGCGCCATTATCGTTATAACCCATGATATTGGTCCATTGTCCCGGGCTCACTACCAAGTTACGTGCGAAGCCTAGTGACGATGAATAAACAGCGCCCGCAGCTTGTGAAGTGTAAGCAAGGAATCCCGTTGCTGTATTAGCGTTAACGCCTGTTGATTGACCAGCGCCGACGATTGTTCCGGTTGCGAATTCGTCTGTGACTTTAGCGTAAGCAAATTCCAAATTCTGGAGCAAAGCTGTCAAGTAGCTTGGATCTGAACGGTCGATAAGTTCGATCGTTGAAATTGCGCGACCCTTGAAGCTCTGAACTGGAACTGAAATGTAAGTCGCGCTCAGATTTGATTCTGTAATCGCGCCATTTTCAGCGATGTTTGTAACGGTTGGGACAGCTGTAACTTTTGGCAGCTCGAAAGTCATGCCTGTTGCGCTAAGAGCTTCGCGTGATAGCGCGTCGATCATGCCGCGATCAGCATTTGCTAACGCGTTGATAACTGTGCGGCTCTGAGGTGTTGGAACCATGCCCGGAGCTGTTGAAGTTGTATTATCCGCAGCTTTGACATATTGGCGAGCGTCCTCATCGTGTAAAACTGACGCCTTGAGTGAATACTGTAAATAAGAAACCTTATCGACAATAGGTGAACGTGGCGCGGTGTACGCCATTGGGACATGCTTAGACGCTTCTACCGTTTCGGCAGCGGCGCTCTCTGGAACGGTAGTGTCTGACACTTGTTCTCCTTCGGTTGTTGGATTTGTTTCTTCTGTTTCCTCATCTAGGGGATCAGAATTTTCATCGGTTGATTCGACTTCGTCGGTTTCTGTTTCGCTCGCAGCTACTGAACTAACGCGAGCGCTGTCGATCGCTGGATCAGAAACTAAAGACACTTCATCGAGTGAACCTTTAGCAACGACCAGGACTCCGTCAACGAAATCGTGTGCGTTTACTTTAACTCCTACACTAAAACCATCGCGCAAACCCGTCGCAGCTTCTACTAACGCGTCGTTGCCGGCTGTTGTTTCCGCGATCTTAAATGTCGCGTCGATTCCCTGTTCGGTTGCGGTCATAGATAAAACCTTTCCGATTGGTCGAGTGCGATCGTGTTCAAGTAATAATTTAACGTTCTTAGTCGCGATAGATTCTGGTTTGAACGTCGTAAGTCCCGCGGACGTTGATCCAGTTTCGTTCCATGTTACGACGCGTCCGGTAATTGTGCGAGATTCGCTATCGGCTGACGTAATTGTTAGCGGCATGTTTAGCTTCATTTGATCATGTCCTCAGCTTGTCGGATTTCCTCGACGCTGATTGCGCCGATTTCATATAATGTTTTGTAAATTGCTACGCGTTCGGCTTCGCTGCCGCGTAAGTAATCCTCTAATTTAAAATGAACTGATTGTGTTGACGGAACGAAGTCCGGCATAGATAAACGAGTGCTTATGCTTGTCATTAGCGGAATCAAAGAAAAATCAAGCAAAGTTTTACGAGTAACGTTTGCGTTTGAGTAAGTCATGCTCGATCCAGTTTCGGCGTCAACGTAGAACGCCGGAATACCGATAGCGCGAGCTAGTTCTGTTGCGATATACGAACGAGCTGCCGCGAGCTGTAATTTTTCAGGATCAAAGCCGACTGTTTGTAATTCTACGTCCGCATTTAAAAACGCGGTCGAGCGATTACGTCGAGCAACGCCCCATGACTCTAAGAGTTTGGCAATTCGATCAGCTGGTAGCGCTGTTCCGTTTGATTTTAATACCATGGACGGGACAGGTTCGCGAGCATAGTTAGCAGCTGCTCGCTCTAATTCGGCTCCGGTACGAATTGTCCGACCAGCGCGGTTTAATAATCCTTCGTCGTTACCGTAGAAAACAATTATCGAGCCCACGCCAGAATCAGGAATTTGTTTTCCGTCGATTGTGTAATAGAGAACTTCGGTTCCGTTATTGTTTAAGAAAACGCCGACGCGTGTTGGCACGATTCGCTGAACGGAACGAATTCGCATGGTGTCGGCAAAGAGTTCGGTAATTTGCCAATAGGCATAGCCATAAAATAATAAATCCTCAGCTGTCCAAACGTATGTTGCGCTACCCGGTACGCGTGGATCAGGGTCACGAATTACGCGTGGCGCTGGCACTTCGAGCCCCGTCGTATTGTCCCGGAGTTGCAACCCTATTGAAGCTATGGACGAGCAAATAATCCCGCGAGCACGTGCGATCGTAGGAACGCTCATAGCTTCCTCACGCGTAGCCTGAGTAGCGCCACCGTTAAAGGTATAGATCGAATCTAACGCGAATACAGGTGAAGCCGAAGCCTCGACGTCGCTACCTTGGAGCGGCGTTACAGCTTCCACCTTTGACGCAAATAGATCACGAATACCCATGAGAGAATTGTGTCAGGGTTATAGCACTAAGCCGTCATAATATCGAAGTCCATTTCTGGGCGTGTCGCGAAGTGTGTAACTAACGCCGTTGCAACGGCAGCGCAGACCGCAGCTTGAGAAGCTCGACGTCCGATAACCCAGCCACCGTCACCCCGCTTTAATTGGACAGCCGAAAGAATCTGTTTAGTCAGATCGCTTTGCCCCCTGTGCCGAAGTCTGCCCGAGTTAATCGCGCCCAGTAGTTCGTCGCAGCTCTGAGGGTAAACCGAGTCCATGTCAAAGATCGGAATACCGGCGGGCTGGAATCTGGCGGCTACCGCGCCGCTAGTTCGCCTTGAGTAAAGCAAATACTCGAGCGGATACTTACGGCAATACTTAGCAGCTTCATTAGCGATCTCTCGATCGTCGAGCTGAACTGAGTTTTCCCATGTATGGAGCAGCTTTACGACGAAACGTTCGTCGCCCAATTTTTGAGCTCCGACTAGCGCGCAGAATTTGCGATCCGGTGAAATGTCAATCGCCAGCCACGTTAATTTTTCAGGGTCGAGATCGACGGATTCGTCATGGCAATTATTCCACTCGTTGGCTCCGATAATGCTGGAAATAGTTTGAACCCACCTGCACAATACCTCGGTTTGTACCACTTCGGGCGGATCGTTTAAAACCGCCTGTATGTTGTCGATGTTAATTGTGTGACCGATCGCTGGATTTGCAGCAAGCCAATTAGATTCGAGCTGTATGTCGTCGGTCGGTGCGCTCCACTCAAAATAGCCGATGTCGTCGTCTGCTCCAGCGGCGGCAGCTAGTCCACGCTCTCGAAACGCATTAAGAACGACCGAGTGCGAATCGCCCGCGTTCGTGTAGCTCATAATCATAGGATTCTTTGCAGCCATAAGGGTATATCTCAAAGAAGCGTAAGATTCTAAATCTTTCATCTCTCGAAGCTCGTCTAGGTGAATTGCCGACGGTGCGGAAACGCCTCGAGCAGCTGAGCCGCCAGCCTTTACGATAAATCGGTTAATTTGCCCGGTCGTACCTTTGACTTCGATTTCCTCTGAGCCATGACTCCACCTAATACGCTGAACGCGCTTGGATAGCATTTCCGAGCTCTCGATTAGGTTAACCAGCTGTCTAAATTGCTCAAGCGACGTGGCTAATCTGTGAGCTGAGCCGATTTGGAGCGGTTCGTCCCATAAGAATAACCCGCCTAAGATTCGGATTTGCTGTAAAAATGATTTGCCATTTTGCCGGGCGACGACTATGCAATTAGTCGGAGTAGCCCAGCGCCCGTCGGGTTTGTATTTGTGCGTGTGCTCCAGCGCAAACTTTTGCCATGGCATTAAGCCCTCTGGGAGTATGTCAGCGGCTAAATCGATCAAATCGAAGCCCCTAGACGGTAAATCATTGAGCTGAGTGTGAATTCTGGGCAACGCTGAGCCATAAGTGGCAGCTGATGACGGCGGTAAAACCGATAGCAGCCGATTTGAGCCTAGTTCGTCGGGTAGTTGACCGATTATGACTTGATCGTCCTTAATCATGACTTACGCTAACGTTTTCAGGGATATTTAGATCAT